GGGCTACTCCTTTGTTTTAAATTTCGTACCAGCTTAAAAGCGTATTTATCAGGTTCGCTGCAGTTGAAGACGTTATCCTCAAGATGTATTTTGTGTTGGCCTTTAAAACTATCTCGTTTCTACCGTTCAGCGTACCGCCTTGCGTTACAAGCGTTGCCCCCGCTCCGGTTGAAAGACCACCCTGATAGTTGAATATCAACGTGCCGTCAGTGGTCCCGCCTGATGTCCCCTTGTGAACGGTTGTTGCCGCCACGTTCGATGATGGACGGTAACTGTTGTGCGTGGTTTGAAGCGTCGTTCCTGTTCGGTCGGCCCCTTCATACAGTTGAATCTCAGTCACAAACAGATAAACAATGTCAAACAGAAAATGCGCTCTTACCGCCGTGTTTGGTGTGGTTATCAAATAATCCTGTACGGCAGCAGCGTTGAGCGTTACCGGATCGGTATAGAAATAATTGTTTCCATCGTGTATTTCACCGTGGTCATGGTTGATGACAAGTGGATGTGTCGTCACCGGGTCAAAATCAAGTTGATCGGTCACAGCTTTGATACCAGCTAGATTACCCCCGGCTTCGAGGGCGAGTGCCGATGTGTTCAGGTTTGTCCCGGCGCTGGCAGTCACCGGTATTGCCGTCGCCCTTAGTTGTGTATCCGTCAACGGCCCTGATACGTCAACCGGTGCCGCTCGTAATGCCGTGTTCGTGAGGGGGCCGGATACCGGCACAGGTGTTGCTCGTAGTTCAGTATTCGTTAAACCGTTAGTCTGTAATGGCGAGTCGTCGGTGACGTTTCCATTGACGATCCCGCTTACGTTCGATGACCCTTTATACATGCTCTGCTTGACGGCCATTTCAATCCTCTACCGGTTTCGGCAACGGTTGTTTCATAAGACGCTTAGTAAACTGTTCAATACTGTCCTGCGATGGTTCGCCACCTGCCAGAATATTTACCAATCTGGTACCGTAGTTTTTCAGTGCGACATCTTCCGCGCCCTCGGTAATCTCGACAAATACGCCCAAATCATACAGCATGTGAGACAGAACCTGCATACCAGCGCCAGACGAGAATACCTGCCGATACAGGCTGATTAGATCGTTATTTGGGAACAAATCTAGTCTACGCATTCATTCCCATCATTTCCGACAGTTTTCCGCCTGATATTTCGTCGGTTTCTGCCATGTTTTTCATAACCGGGGCAACTCGCTCAATCGCGTCGCGTTGTGTTGCTTGCTCTTGGGCTCTCATGCGGCCTTCGCGGATAGCATCGTATTTTTCTTTTGGCCTCAGTATTTCGACCGGAACAGAGTTGTTTTCCGCCATCAACAACACAACAGCATCAGTATCAATGAGGTCAAGCGTGTTCTGATCGGCCTGGACTATCGGCCCAATGTCGATAAAGAACTTGCTTAGTCCGTCCTTCTGGAACCTCTCTCGCTGTGCTTGTGCCAGTGGTCCCATATATTGAGGGTCAAACCGTAAATTGGGGTCTTGTTCTGCCATTTCCTGTAACACGTCAGGAGGTGGAGCAATTCTACCCGCGGCAGTTTCGATATCAAATACACGATCGAGGATGTTATCCAGGCAAGTGTTGAGCGGCCCAAGCTCTGCACCAAGCACAGCGGCTTTCTCGCTCATCATCTGGGAAACTTCGTAAGCTGTGCGTTGTCCCCTACCTTCGAGGTTAGCCAGCATCAGGAATGTGTCAACATGAAACCTTTCGCGAATGCTTCTCTGCTTGGCCTGTTCACGGTCGATACCAATCGGGAACCCCTGGCCGGTGTGGATAGGAGTTATGCTGTCGCCGTTTTTCTGATAGTTCAGGCCGCGTGGCTTGAGTTGGACTTTACCTTCCAAATACGCCGGGACGTTGTAAGCGGGGTCAACAGACAGTTGAGCAGCACCTAACAAGGTCTTACTCATCAGGTTTAGACCTTTGATGTCCGACATTGCCAAATGTGCAGGACTGATACCAAACGGGTCTTTACCCGTCCTGAGATATCGCCACACATTGTAAGGGAACGCATCCATTCCCGATTCGCGGCAAATGTGATTGCTCTGTGTAACCATCCACACTGATGCAAACTTCTTACTCTTGCCGTCCTTCTTGCGGTCGTCGTAATCGTCTCGAGGGTAAACAGCGTGGATTACCTCGAATTCTTTGAACGGATCGGACTCGCAGGCATTACAGACATACTGAGGGCAATCTTTCTCCCCAAACATTTGTACAAGCTTTCGAGCGGCTAACTTGCGCTTACGGTGCAGAATATCGATTTCGCCGTACTTGTTTTCGGCTATGTACACTTCGCCAGGGTGGACGGCCTCGAATATGATTCTACCGTCTGTCAGATCCTCTTCGGCATAAATCGGAGCTGTGCCAATAGTGAACCCGTCGTAGATATATGACCACATTTCTGAGTAGAAATTAGACCGATTCAGCGCCGTGTAGATGTTAAATTCCGTGTCTTCCAGCCACTCTTTGACTTCCGGCACTTTGTTTGCCGCTTTTCGGTTCATTGTGTACTTGAACCAAGGGAAAGCAGGGGATACATGATAGCCGTGGATACCATCAGCAGCCAGAACAGCGGCACTTACAGCAGTTCCATCGAATATCTTTGTACCTTTCTTCTCTCCTGGCAGCCGATTGCCAAGAATATCGTCACGATGTGGACAAACGTAGTTCGCAACGTCCTGCATCCGGTCGTTAAAGCTGATTTTGGTCTGTTCGAGCTTCGTTTGACGGCCCGTAATCAGCTTTATGAGAGTCTGGTTTTGTTCCATTACGGCTGTTCGTAGATTTCTATAACATCTATACCATTGTCGGTGAATATAGCATACTTGCCTGTTGCAACCGATGCCCCGGTTTGTCCGGTGACTTTCAATGTCACAGCCTGGCCGGAGTTGTTATAAACTGTACGGAATTTACCGGCTGAGGCCGCAGGCAGAATAGCATTTACCGCCCCGCTGGCATTCGTGAAAACCGCCATAGAGCATTTAGCCTCCGCAACTGTCATAGACCAGTCAACAACTGAATCATCATAATCATGCGATGCGATACAGTTGATAGCGGCCTCACCGGTTGCGTCGGGGATTGTAACCGTTCTGTCTGCAGTTGGGTCCGTTACCGCTACGGATGTTTGATAACCGTCAACAGTGGCACCTTCCATGACGAATGGCGTAGCCCCCTGGATAGTTCCCTTGATAGTCGTTGGGCCGGTGAAAGTGGTTTTGTCTCGTATTGTCGTGGCATAGCACAGACCGGTTGATACAAGAAAACCGAGAACAACATACGCAATAAATCGTTTCATTACTTTGTCTCCTTTAAGCCCCTAATAAAGTTTTTTGCTGATTCTGATCGGTAGCCATTGGTGTCAGGATAGTTGATTGCCGCCCACGGCGCTTGCTGGCGAGTTCTTTTTCCTTGCGCAACGCTTCTTGCACTGAGGGATCTTCCAGTTTCGGGGCTGGTTTATATGGTTGTACCGGGGGAGGTCCCCCACCGCAAGCGAACAGCGGGAATAGCATCACTGATTTGATGATAAATATGATTTTTTTTAACATTGTTTAGTCCTCATTGATTGTTTTCCTATAATCATCACGTACATTCCACCAACGGGATCAAAACCAATTCTCTGATATAATTTGCCCGTAGCTTCTTGATTAACTCCGGTGGTCTAATTCAGGAATATCAACTCAGCGCCAAGAGATTTTGACCATTCGATGTATTCCTTGACGAGCCTTAAAAACGCTGTGCCGCCTCTATGCTCCGGTGAGACGAAAACAAGGATGTCACTAGCAATTAACGATTGGCCAAACTCGTACTCAAACACCTGGCCTGCCATCATGCCTGTTATTGTCTCGCCTTTGATCGTCACCCAGCACCGGATTTGGGGATTTACGAGTGCATCGTTACATTTCGCTATTACTTTATCGGGGGAAAAATGAAGGTAGGAGTATTGTGACTCATCATGCATGAGTCTTCCAAGGTGGATAATTTGGGGGATATCTGCTTCCGTGAGTTGCCGAATATCCATAGTTTACCCCTTGAGTGTTATTTATTTACTCAATCGTGCTGTTTGTCAACATATTTTTTTAATCGAATGGGGACCATGCTTCTGCCTGTTTTGTATTGCCGGTTGCTGCAGCCCTAAAACGCTCTGCTAATTGCGGCGTGTAGCCAACAGCAAACGTACGGAATGAATCGGCACCGTGTGATTCCCAGCTATGTAATGGCCTGTTGCCGAGTTTCTTTTTGACTTCATCATATTCGGCCCTATAGCCCTCTAGTGCCGATATACCCTTTGCACACTTCTCAGCATCGAACCAGCACAACGGCAGGATCATACGCACTGCGGGAATATGCACGTTGATGATTACATCCATGTTCTTTGCGCGGGGGACGACTTCAATCGGCCTGATTCCTAATGATTCGGCAATCTCTTTGCGGCTTTTGGCTATCTCCCCGCTTCCCATCTCACGCTGTTCTGCGTCATGCGGCATCCAGTGATTGCCGTAATTGTATCCACGATCTTTCAACACTTTCGCGTAATGTTCAAGCCCAAATCCGGTGTTTTCATAGTAGTCTATCACATGGAATGATTTACCTACCGGCTGGACGAACCAAATCGTCATTGAATCGTCAACACCTAAATCCCAGAACGTGTCGACCTCTGTGCCGGTCTGGTACGGTACGCGGGTAATTCTGAACTCTTGTCTTGCGGCTGTCATTTGCTTCGAGTAATAGGCTCCTGGTACACATCCCTCAAATGAGCAGTTGTATTCCTGATTATAAAGCGCTTCGCCTTCGTTGTCGCCATAGATTGAGATCAATCCCGCGCG